AGCCACGGCTCGCGTCGGCTGGGCGAACTGGGAGCGCACCCGCCTCGAGGCGCGTGTTTGTGTTGGCACCGACGGCGCCAACGGGGTCGGCGCGCACGTTCATGCGTCCGCCGTTGCCGGGACGATCGGGGTTGATACGATTCTTCGACCAGCGTATCGGATCGTTGTACGCAGTGTTGTACGCCTCTGCGACCATGTACTGCCCTGGACCCAGCTCAAGACCATCTTGACGAGAACCAGTCTCCTGGCGGTTCGTCGTCCGGCGTGTCTTCTGGAAATCCGGGCGACCCTCTGGCGCCGTGATGGCACCACCCTGTCCCTGACCACGCGTCTGCATAGGCTGATAGTTTGCCGTCGTCTTGGACAGCTTGGCAGGGTGGGAAATGGCGCCCAGCGTCGTCCCGCCGTTCTTGATGACGGGATTGGCTGGACCACCCCACGTGCCGGACAGAGTCGTCAGACGCTCCTCGTTCATGTTGTTGGGCAGAATGCGGAAAAACTGCTGGAAACCACCTGATGCTGGTGTGTCGGGTGACAGACCGAGACCGCGTCCGACGTATTTCTTGTCTGCGGGTGTTACGTTATTCATTTTGTTCGTGACTGGCTCACGGCTTCCGTCCGTCTGGTACACGGGCTGACCGAACGGGAAACGAGATCCGTTTGGCACAACGTCCGCAAAGCTCGGTGCGATATCCTTTGGTGGAAGACGGAACCCTCCTGAAAACCCACGACCTGTGTTTGGCTCCAGGTTCAGTGGATCGAGGGGTGGGTCCTGCTGAGCAAACTTGTACTGAATAAGGTCAAACTTTGAAACCTGGTCTGGCATCGAAGGCATCACTGCCTGTTCTGCCTGGTCCTCCTTGGCGTCGCTGAGTTTCTTTCCGGCAAAAACCAGACCGACAACGGCGGCAAGACTGAAGGGGTCCATCTATTAGTTAGATGCTATTTTTTATCCAACGGGCTCCGCCAGGAGCCCGTTGTCCAGTTTCCCGGCGGACTCGGGGTTCCTCGTGGACTTTACTGCTTGTCTGTGGGGTAACGCTTCGCGTAGGACATCGACTGGTAGACAGCATATGTGCTCGTCGGGTCCCAGCTCATGAACTTGTTCACTGGCTTGTCAATGTACAGCTCTGGGAAGTCGTACGGCTTGTCGGCGTAGTACTTGTTGTTACGGGAAGTCGTCTGTGAACGCAGAGCGTCACCCGTCATGACGATAACTTCGTAGTTCGTGTTTTTGGGGCCAAAGTACATTCCCTCCTCAACCATGAGGAGTCCCGGCTGAAGTACACTGCTCGGCATTATTACTTGTAGTTGATATTTTTATCCAACGGGCGAAGCCCGTTGTCTACGACCCGTTGTCTAGCGCCCGTTGCCGCCACGGAGCTGGACAGTCTCGGGTCCGCGGGCATATGGACCGTCGGGGTTGCACTTGGAAGGGTCATCGCGGCACATGGGAGCAAACGGCTTTCCGAATGCAGCGTTGGTGAACGCCGCCTGGTCGTTTGGCCACGAGGACGCAGCCGTCGTGTAGAAGTTGCGCTCGGCGTCGCGCTTACGCTCGAACGGGTGGATCGCCTTCCACTCATTCTGGACCTCCTGCTTCATCGACGGGTACCACGGGGCCTGCTGTGCGTAGCTCGGATCGTCACCGAGCAGGTAATTGGCCATGGGATTGTCGCGCGTGGGCATGCGCAGACCGCTCATCACCTTTGGTCCAGTCGACACTGTACGCGTACCGTCTGGAATCATGTTCATGGTGTACAGTACATAAAGAGCGGCGATGACGAGAGCACCCAGTGCAACGATGCGAGCATCGCGGCGAATCAGGTACGTGAGCACGACGGCGTACACGATGAAACGAGTCGTGGCGAGTACTCGCTCCTCAGCCGTCTGACGACCAGTCGGCCAAAAATCGAGCAGCTGATCTTTTGCAACGAGTTCACGCAGGTCAATCGTCATCTTCTATAGTGTACTGATATATTTTTTCGAAAGGACTTAGATCAGAGGACCACCCTTACCACCCTTGAGCAGAGATGACATCAGACCGTTCATGCTGTTCATCAGAGCCGCCTCGTCGATGGTACCGTCGGGACCGGTTGCCGTATCCTGGAGCTGGCTGGCACACTTCTGTGCCACAGACTCGATCATGTTCAGCGTCTCGGCTGGAAGAGCGGAGATGGTCGTACCCAGGATGTACAGTGTCTGAAGGTACTGCCAGATGGCATTCTTCGTCGTCTCGGACAGTTCGGAATTCCACAGACGAGGAATATCCAGGTCATTCAGAAACGGCACCTCTGACGCGTGCGTCTGGAAAAACTCCTCATCCTTCTGCATCAGGTGATTCGCAAAAGGACCCACCGTCTCCATAAACTCCTTCATGGGCTTCTTCTGGTTCGCCTTGCGCAGAAGCACAAACGTGTTCTGGTACTTTACCAGCTTCTTCTCATTGGGAAATGTGAGAACAAGCTCGTCAAGAAACTGCTGCATCATGTCGTTGAAAGCGTTGGTGGTGGTCGCCATTGAGAAAATATACGTTTTTTGCTTTAAGCCTATTAGTTGGCATTCAATTCGCGGAGTACACCGATAGGGAGTTTCATAAAACTCATCATACTTGGGTTCGGGTGACGGTTCAAAAAAACAATTGCGGCGTTCACGTTATTGTGCTTCCGCTGTAATTTCTGAACACGGGCGTTCAGAACGGCCCGCTTTCTGGCGTTCGTTGCATTAAAACGCGCCATCTGAGATTTCACAAGCGAAACCTTAAGGTAGTTACGTTTTGCCTTCAGGCTGTTCATGTTAATATATTTCAACTTTTTTTTTAGGCCCTATAAGGTGTAGTTGAAATAGTCTCTTGGTGTCCGCTCCCCTGGTGGACGATGATGTACACGAGCAAACCGACGAGGAATGCCGGCTTGAAATACGCCGAGTTGGGCATCGCCTTTTCGTTGTTCAGCGACGCACGAATGTGAATGTAAGCAACTGTCGCTCCGGCTGCAATCAGAGCAGCGCTCATAGGATCACGGAAATAGTGATCACTCATCTACTGTATGTTACGAAAATTTCCACGCACTTTTACTTATCCGGAGCGTCATCGAATAGCGTCTCGTGGTGAACCTTGACGGGCACCTGTTTCACATCCTCAGGTATCATCGGTGTCCCTGGTTCTGGTGCCGCTGGCGTTCCCGCCTCTCCCGGCACTGCTGGCGTCCCCGCCTCTCCCGGCACGGCTGGTGTTCCAGCCTCGGCGTCAGGCAACGGCGTTGCAACCGGGATTGGTTCTTCTTCCTCACCCGTCTCTGGATCGGCGGGGTCCGTTGGGTCTTCGTTGGCACCACCCATGTCGAGGTCACCTGTAAAATTGGGAATGTACGTATCAAGGATCTGTTGTACCGGAATAAAATCGTCAACCACCTCTTTGATCAGTTCGTTGAAACGAGCCGCCATCTTGATGCGACGATCCTGGTCAGACATCTTTTCAACCACGACGTACGGATCCTCGTACAGACCCTTGGCGGCGGCGATGTAGCACGAGTGTACAAACACGTCGTTGGACGGTAGCTTGATGTTAATCTTCTTCGAGTCTGTTGAAATGCGCACCGCGGACATAATCTTGACTGAAATGACAAACACAGCGGCGAGCAGGTTGGGAAACATGGAGCAGGACTTGATGATGGCGTCGGCGTGCTGCTTGACGATCGTATTGTTCCAGTGAGGCACCTCCTGGAGCAGCGTCTGGTAGTGAATAAGCGTCTGACGTCCCTTGGACACCTCGACCGCCTTCTTGTACATGTCGTAGAAAGCATCAATCATGACAGGGGTCATGGCGTTGCACAGCTTGATCATAAACTTACGTTCCGCCTCGACGAGGATAGCTGTCGAGTCCATTGATGTTAGCGGGTTTATTTTTTTCCACGCAATTTCGCACTTTTTTCTCATTCAATAGTATGTCTCCTCCGCGAAACCCAGGGGCTGCAGACTTCAATCGGCTCATGAACCTCGGTAGTAGACTGAAAAAAACGGTAACAAATCTCACCATGCACAACCTGAACAGAAAAAATAGGTTGAACGCGTATCGAGCATCATCACGAGCCTATGTCCACGCGAATACGATCAACAGCAAAAGAGCTGCTTCGCGACAGATGAATCGTATGGAGGCCAGGGTGAGACAGGACTCTGCGACTCATAAGAGACTGACGGAACAGCGCAACACTATTCGTCGTCAAATTGCGGAGATTCTTGGGCAAGCGAATGAAAGAAATCAGAATAACACTCTCGCAGGTATTCGACGCATGCGAGGAACTCGACTCGCCCACGCGATAGAAAAAGCATACCTGAGACCAGGTGGACTGTATACACAAAAAATGTCTCGGCGCATGAATTAGCGTTTTCCACGCAGTTTTGCAGCTGTTTTCTGTAAATTGGCAAGCGACGGGAGTGAAATACTCCGAGTCGATTCTTCTTCAACAGAGTGATCGATGATGACGGGTCCCTTGGGTTTCGTGTCACCCCAGCTGACACCCAGCGTCCCCTGTGCCACCTTGATCACCTTGTAGCCCAGGCGACCCAGTTGACGTTGAATGTACACGGTTGTAGTGTCAATCTCGTACGCGGGGTACCCGATAGTGAATGGTGGAATTGTCAAAAACAACGAACGTTCTCCAAGTTCTGACGCAGATTTGATTTTGCGACAGAGCTGTTCGAGAATTGCTTTGTAGGTCGCCTTGCGAACCTCGAGCCTCTTGTGCTCTCGCTCAGCAAGATTTTGTGCTGATATCATTCCTAATTAGCGCGTAGAAACAACCATACCGTTCCGTGCCGCAGCATCGGCGTTGTTTCTCTCCGACTGACGCATCTGCTCCAGCCAAATGTCGAGCTTGCCCTGGTAGCCGGGAACCTGAGTCTTCAGATCCGCAAACTGTTTGTCCAGGACAACCTGTGTGTCCTCGAACGTGGTGTACGAATCGCTGGGACCGAAGGGTTCGAAAACATCAGCAGCGCCGATGCCGGGCTGGGGCTGCTCGGACATTTCCAGGATGTTGCCGTCACCGTCCGCCTTGATGTCGTACTGGACACCAAAGTAACCACGTGTGTTGACGAACATGATACGGGCATCGTACATCGCCGAACCCTGGTCACCCTGCATCGAGTTGATGTAGATGGTCTGAACGGGGTATACGTCGGGGTTCTTCGCCTGAATGGCGTTGATGATGGTCTGGATCGTCGCGGGGCTCAC